ATTAAGTCAGTCCCATTATAAGATATTGAAGCCTCTTGTGTGGTACCTAATAGTAATTTAGAATCATGTTTAGCTATTGCAACATCCCCATTTTCTGCCCATAAAGCATAGTTAGCTGTTGCTCCTGCTATATCTGCATAAAGTCCATAGTTATTATCTGCTGTACCGGCTGTCTTTGCGTAAACGCCAGTGTGCTGTGTTGTCCCATCTGTTCCTAAATCTCCTGCTAAGTCTAAATGTGCACCTTCTTGTTTAATTATTGATTGTCCACTTCCAGTCCAATCCATATCAACTTCTAGTCCGTAAGTAAAATGTTCTCCACTTGAGTGCCCCATTGTAGCACCATCATTAAGATCTACATAAATTCCAGAAGTAATTTTTCCACCATATCCTACATTTTCAGTTCCAGATAATGTTAAATTAATTTCATTACCTCTTACTAAAGAAGTACCTGAATTTATAGCTCCTGAGTGAGCAAATGTTGTATCAAAAGCAGTTGCACTTGTATCAGCAGTTGCTTCTGTAAATGAACTTGTAAACATCTGATTAGCTACTGGTGCTGTATTCATTCCATGATTTTCAGTAGTAGCATCACCTAATTGTGTTTCTACTAAAGTTTTGACTAAAGTTGATGAAATACTTAAATTATTTATTGTTCCAGCTACAAAATTCATAGTGTCTGTGTCATGAACGTATTGTATTTGTCCAATATCATCATCAGATGGGTCAGCAAAATGTATAGAAGTAGAACCATTAGAACCTGCGTTTTGTTTTATTCTTAAAATTGTTAAAGCTGTTGCAAAATCATTATAACCTGCAATTTCTACTACTTGATCTATTGCCTGAGATGGTTTTATTACAAGGAGAGCTGTTTCAACAACCTCACCATTACTTTCTGCCGGATCAATTACTAAATTTCCAGAACTAAAATAAATAGAAGTATTATTTGAATCGCCCAGTAATAACTTGGCATCATCATCAATTTGTATTCCATCACCTGCAGTAATTGGACTTAACATTGCTCCAAATGTTCCTGTTGCAACTGTTCTTTCCCATAAAGCTGTTCTTACTAAATCTAAATTACAAGTTGTTGGATTAAATTTGAAAGGCATTTAAACTTTAGTGACACTTACTAATCTTTCTTTTGTTGCATCTTCATAAACAATTGTAACAACTGCAACAGTAGTACCACCAGAACCTCCTGTTTTATATGTATAAACTTCAATAGAAGTGTCTGGTTCAGTTTCCACAATATAATCAAATGCTTCAAGAACTAATGCATTGAGAGGGGTAACATCTATTGCAACTTTATCACCTGATGAGGTTGTAGTAATATCTCTTAATCCTGATCCTTTTGAATCAAGGTTGTCCTCATACCCTCCCAGTTGCGTAGTCATTTAAAGCCTCAATTATTTATTTTTTTTCTCCTCAGAAATCTCTTTCTTCACAGATTTCCCTGTATGTTCTGAAGTCCATCTAGGGTCCCCATCTTTATCTCTTGCAAAGATGATAAATCCATCTTCAGTATTTCCTGATGGTGCTAATTTTTTACATCGGTTTTTCATTGTAATAAACTTCAAAACCATGTGTCTATTAACAGACCTTTTCCATAATTCTATTGTATAATCTACACCTTCTTTAGTAAGATTACTTGGGTTGTCATCAATTTGATTCCATTCAGATTCTTGGAATACAGTCTTTTCTTTTCCAGCTTGCCCTGTTGCATCTGGGTCTACACCTTTCGGTGTAATATCTATAAAATCTTTTTCAGTCATTTCATTCACCTCAAACTTTCGTTTGTATATTTATTTATGTTGCAACTTAAAAATCATTGCAACTCTTTTCTTTTCATAAGATGGAACTGCTTTTCCTTCTACTCCAAGACTTGCTAATAACTCTACTTGTGAATCCTTATTCAGACCCATAAGTTCGTCTTTAGTGTAAATTTTTGGTTTAGAAATTTTTTCAACTTTAACTTCTTTAACCACTTTAAATTTTAATTCAGCTAATTCTCGCTTACATTTTTTAACAATTACTCTGTTATTCTTCCAAATTTCCAAATCAGCTTCAATTTGTTCTTTTGTTCTCATTTAGATCACCTATACCGCACTTAATGCTACTGAACCATAGTTTTTCAAAATTAAGAATCTCTTATCTGAGATACATAATAAAACTAATGCTTCATATTGACTATTAAATGTTGCTGTATTATTTGTTCCATCAAATGTACAACCTGTTCCAGTTAATGTAACTGTGTGTCCTGCAGTTCCTGCATCAATTTGAGTTATAACTAAAATTCTTCCTACATCTCTACCACTTTGTGCAATTGTTGCTGCAATTAAGGGTGTTGTGCTATTCAAATCAACGACTGTGTCTGCACTAGCAATTGCACCTGATACAGCATATGCTACTGCTGTAATTGCAGCTGCTTGAGTATTCATTTGAGTAGATTGACCCATACCTTTTATGGTACCTTTCTTCATATGTCTTAATCCTAATGTCATATTTTCATCATCTCCATGTATATATTTTAAAAAAAATAAAAAAATAAGGTTTTAACCTTATGTTGTAGTTATCTCCGCAGTTGCTTCTGTTCTTAGATATTGCGCTGCAAATCTTTGAGTTACTACTAAAAATTCACTATCTCTAGCAAAATCTTTATACCTTTCTATTGTTAATGGTCTTTTTTCAGCAACTAAGAAAGCATGTTTTGCATCAATAATATAAACTAATACTGAACTTACATTATTTGAAACAATAACTTTCATACCAAAAATTGTTCCGATTAAACTTTTAGTTGGGTTCATTACTCCTGATTTGTCTGCTTCTATGAATGAATCAATGTTTCTTAAATCATTTGCTACTTCTACGCCCACTATCATGTGTGTTGGATGATAGTTTTTAGCTTCCAAAAATTGCATTGCTGCAGTTATGTCACTAATAGGTAAAGTTGCATTTGAGTTAGCTACTTCATTACTTGATGCTGAAGCTGCACTATTTAATTGAGATACAATTAAACTTTCTTCATTGTCTGCAAATTCATATGCTGCTAATTCAGCGTGATATGAAAGTAAGTCAATGATTCCATCTTCTTGCATTTCTCTAGTTACTCCTACTCTTGCACCATATTTAACAGGTGTTACAGTTAAGTTTTCAAATTTAGTTTGTGTTAAACCAATTTCTCCGCCTTCTGCTGTTCTGTCTACTGCCATAGCTGTTGTTGAACTTGCTATTTCAGATTGTAATGGTAAAACTAAACTTCTTCCTGGAATAGCTGATGGCCCGAAAGTCATTGCTGCTAATCCTCTTAGAACTAAAGCTTTTCTTACTGCATTCAATACTTTAGGTAATAAAGTCCTAGGTACTAAATAAGAAGTTGTAGCGCTTCCTGCTGTGCTTGATGCGAAATCAGCACTGTCTGTTGATAATATTTGTGTTGGCATTTTTCTTCATCTCTCCTTATAAAGTAAGCTTCCATATGATGTACTTACCATCGGTAGTTCCACCAGTTAAAGCTTTACCTATTTTATATTTAAAATCGTTGACTAAAGCAACTGCAGTTGTAGTAGTTCCATAAACATAATCTGCAATAACTGTAACTTTATTTTCAGATGCTACACCTTTTAGAATATCTCCTGCTTCTGTATCGGCTTTCACCGGTGTTATGAAAACTCCTTCCATAGCAACGTTACCATAACCATCTGCTGGAATATCTTCTGAAGCTACTCCTAAGCAAGTTTTGTAACCTGTTGCACTCATATCAAGTCCTTTTACTAATATATCTCCACCGTCATAAGCATTTCTTGCTGATGCAGCAGTTCCTGTTAGAACGTCATTTACAGTACCTGTGAAAACTAGATCACCTGCAAAGATCGCAGTAGTACCTGAATCGTTCAGTACAGTTATATTTCTTCCTTCATCTGAAAGGAAAAATCCTGTTTGAGCCATTTATCTCACCCTCTCCTGTATTTCTTTGTTGAAATCTGCGTACATCTTTTCACTCATAGTGACTAGACCGTCTTTTTCAACAAGTTTTTCATCTTTAGCTTCATCGTCTGTTTCCACAATTGCTTGTGATCCATTTGATTTTGCTAATTTTAGTTCGTAAGCTTTCATTAAATCAAGCCTTTCATCAGATTCTTTCATTAAATCTTCTGCTTTTGACTCTTTGTTAATTGCACAAATTGATTCAACTAAATCTTTTTTCTTTGCTTCTTTTAATTCAGCTACTTCTTTTTTCAAAGCTTCTACAGCTTCGTCTTTTGCTGGTTCTTCTGCAGGTGCAGGTTCTTCAGCTTTTACTTCTTCTTTTTCCACCTTTGGCTCTTCTTTCGGAGCATCCTCAACTGGAGCTTCGACAGGTTTTTCCTCAGGTTGTTTTTCTTCTGACATATTATCAGCCTCCTTGTCTTTGTTTATTTCGTCAGCTCCATTAGAGTCAGACTCCTTCTTTTCAAACGATTCTGCAATAGCATAATCTATAGATGCTTGTTTCACTCCTTGAAACGCAACTAATCCTATTCCGTCAATTGATAATCCTTCTACGTGATACTTTCCTTCTTTCCTAATAATCTTACTAGCAGAAGCGTGAATAGATGGACCTAAAAATCCATCTCGTACTGATTCCAGAACATCTGGGTGTGAATGAGTATTCCTAATTTTACCTTCGTGTCTTAAAACACCTTCATCCATAAATACTTTTCCTTGACCAACTACGTGAGCTTCTGGCAAGTCAGGATGACCAAACAACCACTTAAATTCTTTCTGATCATTCTCTTTTAAATTTTCTATAGAATAAACGTTATTATTTCTTGAAGTGCCCTCTGTAAGTGCTACTCCCCCTATTTGAACCCATTTACCTTCTTTTCCTTCTATAACTTTAAATTCAGGCATAAATTCGAAGGATATGTTTTCTTTTATTTCAGTCATTATTATCACCTAATATACGTTGTCTTGTGGTATATACCAAATTGCTACAGTTAATACTTCAGTAGTTGCACAATCATCAACATTTACTACAATACTCCCACCAACTGTAGAAAAAACTGTAGTATCTGGATCTGTTGCTGTTCCTGTAGTAAGAACTTGAGCTTGAACTGGATAATAAACTGCACCTGCAGTATCAACGTGTCCTGCACCTGTCGCCCCTAATATATTCTCGTCAACTAAGTTTCCACCACCATCAACACTTGCATCTACATATAACCACCAACCACAAGAACCAGTATCATTTAAAACTTCTATCTTTACAATTTGCCCATAAATTGGATCAAACGTCATTGTGGCTGTAGTTGCAGCCGCAGTTACACTTTTTTGAATTCTTTTTATTACAACCATTTTATATCACCTTAATTTGTTTTTCTTTTTAAAATAATGTATTCTGACACTTATGTCATATATGTCAGTAATTCTTCTTAATATCAACACTTATCTTATCACCTGATTGATTTAACTCAGGTTTTAAGTTAATTAGTGTTACAGGTCTAATCACGTCTTCTTTTGTTGAATGTTTGTTAAAATTAGGTCTCTCCCTACTCATTAGAGTATTTGGCACCATATCTTGGAAAGTCTTTGGATCTCTCCCATTTGATGTATTGGGACATATAAAATCTCCTTGGTCATAATTCTCTTGAACACTATGTCTTTGTTGGCAAACTGGGCATTTTATTAACATTCTTGAATCAACTCATATGGTTGCTTAAATTTTTCTTCTTTTGTAGTCGGTTTATGTTCTCCTACTTTTTGACCTTTTGAACCAACAACTTCCATAATTACTGGATTTCCATTATTTCTTCCAAGTATGGCTAGTGCTTTTGCCATTATTTCTTCTTTTCCTCTCTATCTTTCTTAACTACCCTTTTACCATTAGTTTTTGGATTCTTGGTGGTTTTAGTTGGATCAGTAGGTTTATCCTTAACTTTATCTTTATTCTTAGCTTGACTAGGTCTTGGGCCATCTTCTCCTGGAGGACCTTGATTTGCACCTGTTGCATCAGCCATTTTAGCTGCTTGCTCAATTGGATCAGGTAATTCTTCTTTATACTTAGGTGGCATCATATCATTTGCTTTTTGTGGGCTAATAATTCCATCTGTTACCAATCCCCTTAAAATATCTACATCCACTTCCCAATCTCTTTCATCAGTTTTTTCCCAAATTAATTTAGTATCTTCTGCACCTATGTTATTAGGAGTCAATATGTTGTCTTTGAACTAATTTGCTACTTCTCTCTGTATTGTTTTAATCCTTCTTCCAAAACCTCTAATTCCCACGTCAGCATCAGATTGGTCTGACTTTTCTGTTAATCCTAATAAAACAGGTGGAACTTGCCCTCCTGTGATGATTTGTTGATCAATTTGCCTTAATGGTGTTTCAATGTCCATTCCTTTAGCATTAAAATCAAGAACCTTCAAATCTACTAAATGTGATACTGTTAATTCAGATTCTGCTTGTAAATCTTTTAATGTGTTTGATATGTTTGTAACTGCAGTATCATTAGCAGGGAACTGGTCGTTTCCTACTGTTGCGACAATTAAAGGTGCGACATATTTAAATAGAACTTTTTTAAGATTTTCTTCCATATCCAGTTTAGAATTTAAAGAAGATATTAGGGGTTTAATGATGGACATTCCATATTTGTCTGCACCTAGAACATTATGTTTGAAGTGAGCTATTTGATTGTCTAATGATAATTTTTTTGTGAATTTTAGATCCTGTTGTGCATCTCCTGTAGACCCCCATAAAATTATGCGTTTATTATTAATGACCTGACCGAAACCAATAACATCGCCAGTAGGCTTACGATAGACGTTCATCCACTTAGAATCCAGAACTTTAAGTTCAGATACTTCTTCGCCTTCTTTTATAACTTCACAATAACCATTTCCATAAATAAGCATATTTTTAACAATTCTATGAAAAAATGAAGGTAATTTTATTGTTTCAGCCCATTTATTCAAATCTATTGCTGATTGATTTTTAGGGAGGTCATTTAATATTTTTACTGCTTCTTTTGTTTTAGGTTTTGCATCAGGTTTAGCTTCTGCATCTTTAGCTGGTTTCTCAATTCCACCAGTACCTTCAAAAAAGAATTCTTGAACAACTTGATTAGCAGTAACATCAATAATTGTGTTAATTAAAGGAACCCTCATATATGCTCTTTCATAAACCTTAAATTCTTCTACTCTCTGATCTTCATCCATTTCATCTGATAGGACTGTAGAATTAGAAGTTTCTCCCTTAACTACTAAGGCTTGACCTGCTTCAGTTATTTTATGTTTAAATCTATCGAAAATGCCCATAATAACTACAAAAGAATTCTGTTCTTTTTAAAATAATCTATTTTACTGCAATGAATGGATTTGTTGTAGCGTGCTTTTGAGATCCTTTAACTGCTGAAAATGCACCCATACTAATATGTCTGGCTATAAAATTGACTAAACCCAGTGCGATGACACAGTCATCGTGCTTTCCAAGGCCCTCGAATTTTATGGTCTTAGAACGGTGGTCAAAGATGATTCCAAACTTACTAAGCTCATTAGTCAATATAGTCATAGTTGTTCTAGTCTTAACACAATTTGGATCATTTGGTAGAATAAAACCTTTCTTTTCAAATTGATCACGTAATGTCTTAACTAATTCCTCTTTAGAGGCGGAATTAAATTTATAACCATCAATTGGTAAACCTGCTGCTTTTAAATCATATATGAAAGTTTTTCCAAAACTGCTCTCATCACCCAATATTTTAACAACATCATACTTCTCAGCTATCTCTTGTATCCTTGATTTCTGCATAACATAATCTAATCCTTTCCAACGATACATACCTACTAGTTTAAACCTCTTTGAACCTGGAGCTTTCTCCAAGACTGCAACTACAGTATAATCTGCACCAGATTGTGCAGACATCGCAAAATCAACACCCATAAAGTATTGCCTCATATTTATCAATTCTTCGCTGAATTTTTCAGTAATATCTAAACATTCATCAACCATATAGTCTGGAAACAACTTATCTTTCATAGAAACTGGTTTTAATAAGAATTCCTGACTCCAACTCATATTTGAGTAAGATTCTAATAAATCACCAGTTTTCTTATCTCTTATCTCAACAACGCCATCTCCGTGAACAATAGTAGTATCTGGGTATCTTTCAAGGAATAAATCACCCTTTTCTCCTTCAGCAGGCCATCTATCAAAATGAATAGACTTAAATCCGGGTTCCCTCTCAATTTCATGAAGTAGATCCAATTCTGACTTTGGCGTACCAACGCCAACAAAAAATCCACGCTTTGCTCTGATTGTAGGAAGAACAGCCTTTTTCAATATCTCGTGGTCATCATACTCACCCATCTCATCGCATCCAAGTCCATCAACGTGTAACCCACGCACGTTATCATTGTATGCCTTAGAAAGTATCCTAGAATGGTTAACTAACTCTAATTCTGTTCTGCTCCAAGTTTGTGAACGATTAGAAGGACAAAGTGACTTAAGATATGGATTTGATACAATTGTTATTCTAATGTCTTTCAACACCTCTATTGCTTGTGGAAGTGTCTTTGATATGATAAGAAATTGCTTATTTGGTGCTCTAATACAATGCCAAAGGAAATAGTTAACAAATAACTGCCTAGTCTTCCCAGAAGTACGAAAAGCCATATAACAAACTCTCCTTTTCTGTTCTATTTCTTTTAGCCAAAATTTCTGAAAGCTTGTAAGCTTCATCCCTATAATCTTCTCTATGAAGTATACAGGATCACTTTTTAGCTTTTTTGGATTTATCTTTGGCATATTCTATAAAATCAATGAAGTTAGTTGGTCCTTCATTTGTCGTTCCTCTCTTTGCATTAAACATTCTGTAAAATCGCATCAAATCATTCTGTAACTTACTTTGGTGATCAAGCATAGGATTCATTCTTAAATTCTCTTTAGTACCAAAAAATAAGCCATGCTTCTTAATTTCTCCTTCTATGAATTGTAACTGCATAAATGTAGCAACCATTCTATTAGCTAACATAACTTCGGTTGGTTTAGTTAATTCAAAATCTTGAACAACTAAATCTAATGCTTCCTTGAATTTAGCTTTTTCTTCAGCAGGAGCTTTGCCCTCTACTTGCCTAAGATTATTTTTAACAGGCTTGTGTTTACTTGGCCTTTCGCCAGTTTCGCCCCTTGTGCTAGATTCCATTGTCTTGCTAACCCCTTGTCCATCTTTATGTCTTTAATCTTCATCTTAGCTATTTTTCTTAAAAGATAATTCAATTTTAATAATGCAGCCCAGTATTTAATTAGCTTTAACATCTTTCACCTGTTTCTTGGTTTTAGAAATATATGTCTTAACTTTTGCTATATAACGTTCATACTTGGCTATCCTTTTTTCTAATCTTCTTATTTTTCTATTATTCATCCGCATCCCCTCAATTCATTCAATTAATATGTTCACCTTAGCAGAAATCTAAAATATGAGAGCTAACTGATATTTTACCGGTTTTCGCCAAGATGAATAAAAATAAAAAAAAAGCGTTTATTCAACGCTAATTGTTCCTTCTAATGCTTCCTCTGGAACTAACAGAGTAAACTCATTGTCTTCAACTGCGTCTTCAGGATTTGTTAATAATAAACCATTAACATTTCTAAAGTCGTCATCAAATGAACTTTCATTATTTCCTGCTACTGTTACATCATTAAGTAATAAAGGTATAACAATATCGTCAATAACTAAGTTTGTTCCAGTTAAATTCAATGTAAAGTCTGTGTCTTCTATTTCTAGGCCAGTTCCTAATAAAACAAAGTCTTCATCATAAATGCCTGTTGCATTTACTAAAACTATTTCATAACTTTCTAACCCTAAAACAAATTCTCCATCAACTTCTACATATTCGCTTCCATCAACATCATCTAATTCAAGATTTAATTCAACTCCATCATCTTGTGATAATCCATTGAATACAAAGCATATATGATTGTTTGGTAAACATAGTCCTTCACCTAATCCAAATGGCTTTAATTCATCATCTAATTCATTAAACTCTTGATTTAGAGTTAATCCTAATGAATTTGATCCTACAACCCATTCAAATCTTTCTGTGTCATCGAAGTCATCTCCGTCTTCTATTGTTTTTGAAACATCTCCATTTGTTCTGATTGTTGCGAAATCTGCTCCATCGTCATCATCTAAGACTTCTTCTACCCTTATATCAAGCCCTTCAATGTTAACATTTTCTCCTTCGTGGATTTTCTCTCCTTCGCCATCAACAACTAAATAAACATAATCATCAACTATCATCTTGATATTAACTGTATGTCCATCTATTTCTAGTTTTTGTGTTTCTTCTACTACATGTGTTTCTCCTTGAATAAATGTAACTGAATCTACATCCCAATCAACTAATTCAACACTTTCTCCTAAGAAATCAAATACTAGTGAATCGTCTTCTGTTATTAAGTCAGTATTTAATGCTGCGTCAAATACAACATCATATGTAAAATCTGATTTGTCTAACAGAACAAATGCGTTACCTTCAAAGTCTTCTTCATTAACTGCTAAATTTCCAGCTAAGTTTACAACTTCTTCAGCGTCATAATCATCATCTTTGAATTCTACTTCGACATCAAATAATCCTTCTAGCTCTCTGTCGCTTAGTTCAAATGTAAAATCTTCTCCAATTAAAATTTCATCTAAAAGGAAACCATTTACTGCTGATGCTATTGCTGTTTCTTCAGTATCTGCTTCTGCTTCGTAGTCATCTATTACTGCTTGTAGTCTTGCTTGTTCTGCTGTTAGTGCTGTTTGATCCACAGTCATCTTATTCATTTCTTCAACCATTTCATTAACAGCTACTTCTTGTTGGCTTACTAAATTTTGAACTGCTAAATCTTGTTCTGCTTGTAAGCTTTCTTTCTGTTCTTCTAACTGCGTCGCTAAATCGTCTTGTGAAATCCCACAACCAGATAAAGCACCGAGTACTACTACACCCATAATGAGTGCTACTATTTTTTTCCATTTCATATTTTATCCCTCCAATATTGGATTTATGTGTGAATATTCCACTTTTATAGATTTATAAACTTATCGTAAATCTATACAAATTCATTCCAAATATCAGCTTTAGTTGTGTCTTTCCTTTCTAAATAATTCTTCAATTGTTTTTGACTCACCTGAATTTTCATCAATAAACACCTCACGTTTCATATATTCTATATTACCTTTTGACTCCAGGTAATCACTATAATCTTTAATTGCCTCAGCCATTTCTTTAGCAGTAGGCATACGTTCTGTTGGATTAACCAAAACCATAAGGATCTCTTGAGGGTGGAATCCAATGGATACTGCAACATTCTTTGCCAATGTAATAAATGCTTGTTTCCATTTCCCTTCCTTACCATTATTTCTAATGGCTATTTTCCCTTTTGTTATTATCATTTTATTTCATTCTTTCTTTGTTTTATTGAATATTTTCATATTCACAGCTTTAGTTTCCATTTTCATCAATCATCTGTAATTATAATGGCAATCCTATACTCATAGCATTTCCACATTTCTTGCATTTAACAAACCATTCCATTGTCCCAATTAAATGCCCTCATATATCCAGTATATTCAGAACCCATTTGTCCAGATTCTTCTCTAAAAAACACTAATACATCATTTGATTTACATTTAGAACAAACAACTTGAAAATGTTCTTTATCCCATTTTTCTACTACATTATAATCTTCTTCTTCACATTTCTCTTTAAAATCTTTCAAACTCATTTTATCTTCTTTCATTCTTTTCCTCCATTACTTTTAATACCAATATCAAGTAATTCTTGAACTTCTTTTGCACATCTCTTAACATAATCAGTTTCACATAACCTCTCTGCATCGCATTTACAGTATAATGTTGGGAATCCTAATACAAGATATTTCTGTCCAGT